CTACTTCTTTCTCAATAACTGTGATGGATGGATCGTTAACTAGTAACGTCATTTCTTCTTCAGTTAGATTTGAATATTCAAAAATCTCTGCTTCGGAAGAATCTTCCCAATAGGTTTTAAGTATGCCCGTCTTCTTAACTAAGGCATCATGGATAACTTCATTAAGTAATTTATAGCCACTTTGTTTTTGGAATTCATAATGAGCAAATTTAGTAGCCTGATCTGCCATTGCTACTTGTTCTTGTCCTACGGGTATATACTCTACAGGATTTTCTGAAGATAAGAATACACGCATCAGACTTGGTTTAATAGCTCGGACTGTATCTCGAACCTTTGTAGATACAATAGTTGAACGTCCTTCTTCTTCACCAATATCTACTTCACCTTCGAAGTATCTCTGTGACTTAATCCTATCTTCTGAAATTTCACTTTCTACGAAATCAACGGCATCTTTTACTGCATCGCTAACAATACCGTGTATATCGTCTTCAGTCATTTCTTTAAGTTCTTCTGCCATATCGTTCCTTTATTTAATTTTAGGGCTAATGAAATTATTCATCAATCCCTCCGCAGGGTTATCCATTGCCGCTGGGGATCCTGTAGCTACTGCACTTACTGTCGGTACAACTGGTAACGGTGAGGAAGGCATACTAGCTTTAATACCTTCGCCAATGTCACTGATCAATTGACCTGCTTTTCTTTGAATTCCTTTATCAACTGCTCGTTTTCCTGCATAACCTGCTGCAGTAAGACCCAATGCTGCAGGGTTCATAGTAGCAGCTGTAGCAGTTAAGAAGAAGATTAAGCCGTTACCATTAGGCGAAGCTTTTGAAAGTATTCGTAGCATGGACTCGGTAGGATTAGTCTTAACGAAATTCTCCATTGCTGTCAGTTCTATTTCTGTAAAGAATCTGCTCTTTTTAGGACTGTTTAATATGCTTACTACTGCTGCTTTGTAATTATTAAATAAGTTTCCGCCCGTACCCGATTTTTCTGTGCTTCTTCTTGCGGCATTAAATGCATCGTCTAATTGCTTCGTCTTCATAAACTTACCGTGTAAATCTCTGGCAAGCTTCATAGCTGCACCTTGAATAGGCTTAGTGTCGATAACTTCATCGATGGTATTAATCATTTTACCGATGATCACTTGTTCGTTAGCATTAGCATTTGTTTGTCTTTTAAAAAGATTCTTCCTTAAATTATCTAGTTCGGAGAGTTTAAACATCTTATTGTTTGCAATATATTTACGGAGTTGGACTTCAATAGCCTTAACCGTCGTATCAATAGCAGGATTGTAAGCTACTTTATCACGGATCATTACATTAGCTGACTCCCAAACTTTCTGTATGTCCGTCCTATCGAAAAGCCCACCCATGCCATCTACTTCCTTATATGCTGCTCTCTTTGCTAACTTTAAGTTTTCAACGGTAGGATTTTTTCTGAGACTCATCAAGCTTTTAACAGTCTTAGAATGGGGCTTAAATGAACGAAGCAATTTATCTGTTCCACCGGTAAAGAAGCTAGATAGAACACCTACTTCCAAACCTTTTGCTAAGCTCTTATCCTGTGAATCATTGACACCATATAGCGTGCCTTCAGTGAATCCCCGAAGCATTGCTTGAAATCCTGTAGATAATTCACCTAAGAAGCCAGGTAATTTTACTGCACCTACAGGACTTGTTACTGCACCCATTACCTCGTGCTTTAAAGCATCCATTGGGTATTGATTCCTGTAAGCTTCAAGATTAGATCTAAAGCTAGATTTATGTTTGTCGTATAAATCGCCCCAGGCTTGATCTGATCCAGTTAACTTTGCCTCAGTAGCAGCAACTAAGGCTTGTACTTCTGAGCCTAAGCCGAGGGTTTGTCCTGATACTACGGCGGTAGATGATCCTGCTTCCTTATTGGCTTTAGCTAAATCACCAGCAATATCCACTTCGGATAATCCTGAATCTAAGCCCATCGTACGCATTTCCGAGACATCATCTACATTCAAGCCAAAGGTCTCTGCAAATTCCCAAGCATTCATATCATCTTTGTAATGCTTATTCCATAGACCAAAACCTAATTGAGAATTACTCAGATCAGCATATTGGGGATTCTTTTCTCTAAATTCTTGTACATTCATTATCTTATTCCTAATGGATCATCATTAACGGTTGATTTTCCTGCCCCACCATATTCAATGCCATATTTCTTAAGCTCTTCTGCTCCGTATTGTTCTAAGACAATAGCCATATTATCATTATAAGAATCACGGACATTTTCAAGAGTAGCAATGACTAATTCTGGGCTTTGTCTAAGATCTAAACTACCCAATGTAGCTTGTAATGCTATTAGCTCCATAACCGCGACTTGGCCTAATGCACCGCCAGTTTGAGATTCATCTCGCATTCTTTGTAATTTATCAAAACCAATATTCGCTTTGATTGAGGTAATCGTAGCATCAAGGTTTATTGCCGGACTTCCTGCTCCTAGGAAGCCACCGTAATCTCTAACGAATGCACCTTTAATACCTGTTGCCCATTCTTCGGTTTTTAACATATCGATAGCTGTATCGATGTTAGTATTCATCATTTTGACCTTATCCACCTTACCGAGGACAGAAGACTGTCTCTTATCTTTGTTCCTCTCTAATTCTAGTGCTGTTTCACTTCCCGGGATAACACTCATGGAGAACGAATTAGCCTTAGGATCCCACTTGCCTTGATAATCTTTAGGCATAGTTGGTAAACTGACGTTACCCGAGAACTTATCTAGATTCAAGACTGAAACTGCTTCTTTAATCGTCATAGAACCATCCTTCACTAAATTGTAAAGATCGGGTCTAGTCTTCTTAAGATACTCATAGGTCTTATTTGTAACTCCGTGCTTCCTAAGATCTTTTAATTCTGACTCGATAACCTTCGTAAGTCCGTCATCTGGATCTAACCGCATAGTATTAAATGCTAAAGCTAAATAAAGCATTCTTTCTCGATCTTGGAATAAGCTCTTATTAAAATCTTCTTTTGCTTTAGGATCTAATTTCTCAACCACTGCCAAAGTATTCTTTGCATCTTCTACGATAAACGAGGCCTTTTTAGAATCATCGGTTATTCGATTATATATTTTTGAAATCGTAGCAGTCTTTGCGATAGGTAAAGCATCACTGCTAACTACGGGAGGGGATTTGGTTGCATCGGGCTTAATCTTGATGGGATCTACAACCGGTTTTACAACCGGCATTGGGGACTGATTCAGGTCATAATTCTGATCTAACATTGTAGCTGTATCTGAGGCTGCATCGATTTCTTGGCCCATTTGTCTCGATCCAAGATCACGTTGTTTTTTAAGCTCCATCATTCTTTCAAAATCAGAATCCTTTAAAGAATAGTTCTGATCTAACATTGTAGCTGTATCCGATGCTGCATTTAATTCATCAAAATTAGGATTAAACTCAGTATCTCTTAAAGAATAATTCTGATCTAACATTGTGGCTGTATCTGATGCTGCATTTAATTCATCAAAATTAGGATTAAACTCGCCTTGAACAGGCTTAGCATCTCTGACTCCCTCAAAAGGATAGGCTGTCTGGAAATCAAGACTATTCCTATCTGCTAAAGATTTATCAACGCCTCTTTCATAAAAGGCATTGCCATCAAAATCTTGATCAGGTAAAGCCATGCCTTGAGAATTAGTATTAAGGCTTAATAAACCTCTAGCAAAGTCCAATAACTTCTCTTGTTCAGGATCTATCTCTTCTTGATTTTTAATTAGGTCACCTAAACCTATATTACCTAAAATACCATTTAATCTCGATATTCCCATTTCCTTTCTCCTAGTATCTTACCATTCGCCTGCGTTGCCAGATGCCTCGTCGGCATCGTCTAAGTCATCTGTAGAAGGACCCACATCGACATCTGATCCATAAGTATAGCTGCCATCATCATTCCAAACCGATAGGTTATCATTTACGCTGTTTGCTTGGCCTACATCTGCAAAGAAGCCTGTACCGAATAAACCTGGGGATCTCAAATCACCGGGTTGAGTAAATCCACCTGAGCCACCGTTATAAGCTCCTGGCTGACTCCAAGGATCATTGTCTGATCCCATTCCAAACAAGCCTTTGCCCTTGTTCACTATCTCGTTATTAAAGGGGTCAAACAATGTACCGGCTCTCTTATCTTCATCAAATGCACCCTGGAGCTGTCTCATCGCTCCAAAACCCGGTACTACAAGTTGTAGTATGGTATCAAATATGCTACCTGCCTGGGATTGATCGCCTAAACCTAAATTCATTATCTAAATGCTCCTCCTGATGCTGCAGTAGCACCAAGTGTTAAGTAGTCGAATAAACCGGGCTGTCTTGAGTTAGTCACCGTTTGTGGTACTGGTGCTGCGCCAAGAGCCTGTGAGGCATATCCTATTGACTGAGCTGGTTGATTTACATAACCTGCATAATTCTGTCTTGCTGTATCCATTAGTGCTTGTTGAAGTGCTTGTTGTTGTGCACCTTGGGTTGCTAAATTGTTTGTAACTGTCTGACCCATGCCAAAGCCGAGGTTAGATATATCTGCTAATTGTCCTGCTGCACCTAATCTTTGTTGTTGTCCTTGTAATCCTGACTGGACATTGAATTGGTCTGCAGTCATTCTATTACCAATATCCGACATTGCTGCCTGTTGAGCGTTTTGATAACCTTGTTGTCTTAAACCTGCTGAGGATTGAGCAAGTTGTTCAACAATGCCTCTTCCCATCTCACCTGTTGCAACACCATGTCTTGAACCACCGAATGCTCCTGCTGCACCTGCTTGGGCATTTAATTCATTTAAGCCTATAGCACCACCCCTGAGGATGTCGGTCTCATTAGCCTTAATAACATCTGTTGTATAAGGATTCATGTAAGGAGTCATGCTAGTGTTAGCAAGTTGCCCTGCTGACACAGATGATGGGGTGTAGCCCATGCCTAATGCTGAATTAACTCCTGCACCTTTAATACCTTGTGCTGCCAATTGATTAATATTGGGGTTTGTTGCTATTCCGCCTGCTGCTGGTCCACCTGCCATAATTTACTCCTAACTAAATAAGTTGTTATATTTATCTACGTCACTAGCCTGTTTTGTCTTTAACTCCGCTAATGCCTGTTCATATAAAGGAGCAGAGCTATAACCCTGGACTCCTCCTGCAAAGGTCTGTGGTGCAGGCATTCCTTGTAATGGGGTTAATGACCCGGGAGAGACTAAACCAAATGCCTCTGCTGCTCCAATGTTCTGTTGCATTGCTGCTGTCTGAGTAGGATTAAATGCTGCAATGTCTGCACCATAGTAAGGCATATAGCCTATCTTTTGAAGTTCTTCTGCTCGAGCAATATTCCTAGTTGCAGGATCTTCAATCCACTTTGGTATCTCTGTTGTTTGTGTCTTACTACCACCTTTTCCACCGCCACCGCTCATATTAAAACTCCTTTACTAATACTACTTGCTGCTGTTTCCAGCCTTCTTTTTCTAAAATCTTTTTCCAGCCTGATCGACCTGATAAACTCATGCCATTACAGCCTTGGCTTTGACCCCATTGTACCGCATCTTCATGCATATCTGTGATTTGTTTTAATTTACCCCCAGCAAGAAAGACATGTAACACTTTTTTCTTGGGATAAGTAACAATCTCCGTTACTGCACATCCGTCCGGTCCTGGCCATAATTGCATGTGTCCACTCATTACACCCTCAGCAATATCTAAGAACGAATGTGTATCACCGCCTTTATCCAAGGCTGATTCGATCCAGTCTTGGCATCTCAATAATTCTTCTTTTATATTCATGGGTCTAATTTCACCTTAACCCAAACGCCGTTCTTAGACACAACCAATGTCCCTTGTGATCTATCCCACATAAGGATGCCATCTTCTGAGGCAGACTCGCCTGATGTTATATATCTTAACTTATCTTTGTTAGTAGATAAATAAGAGACGAGGCGTTCGCCCCAGGTCTTCCATTCTGTTCCTGAAGGTGCAGGGGGATTAATCATCTCTTACCCCCGGGTCTTGCTTCAATTCTCATTACACCTGAACGCCAATCAGTATTACCGACACCTTCTACTTTTAGTCTTACTTGTCTTCCCGTGAATCTAACATCCGTAGGGTTCGATAATGTATACGGTCCGTGAGTTGTTTCTGTTGAGTTAGGATAGAACCTAGTCTTAAACGATACTTTAACTTGTCCTTGAGTTTCTTCATCAGGTATTAAGTTAGATACTTTCATTACTGTATCGCCATTACCTAAACTTATAGGTCCTGACTCAGCATAAGGTTTAATAGAGCCATGGGTATATCCTGTCTCTTGGTTGTATAGGTTGCCACTAGCATCACACCAAATAGGGTTAGAGAACACACCTCTATCTACACACGCTGTACGGTCTAATGAACCTACTGTCCAATGACCTTCTTTATAATCTAAAGCCACATACTTATCGTTTTCTGATGAGCCTTCTGATGTATAGAACCACCATACTTCACCATGTTGTGAGTTATGTACTGCTACTGTTTTAGTAATCTGATTTGTGTTAATGTCATTAAACACATAGTCTAATACATCGCATTTAATCTCTGTTGCTATCGAACCATCGAATGTATAGAATGCTTTGTTACCCATCCAAAAAGCACCTTCATCTACTGCTACTAATGCTTTTCTTGATGCAATGCCACACGCTGTACCAACTCTCTCAAATCCATATACAAAAGGTGGTCCTGAGTATGTTGCTATATGAGCATCTTGGTCAGTAACAATAAGAGTTCTACCTCTCATACGAATACCACACATTATCTGACCTTGTGTTTGTAACTCAAAGTCACCTGCCTCGTTTGTGGCTGAGGCTGTCCATGCTGTATTGTCTTCTCTATCACACCACTGAACTTTTCTTGGATTGCCACTTGCACCTAATGCAAATACAAATCTTTCTTCAGTTACTAACATTGAGACGTTACTTGTTGGTGCGTTAGTTAATGCTGTAGGTAATACTGCTGTGTTTAATTGCCACTCGTATATCTTGCCGTCTTTAGATGAACAAGCAAGTAAGTATTCACCCCATGTATCTAATGACCATGTCGTTGCTTCGTCATACACACCTGTACCTGTTGGCGCTCTGCCATAATTACCTGCGTTATAGTAACCACCACCATAACCTAAATTCTGTGACGCACTCACTGTTCCTACTGTTAAGCCTGACGGTGTAATGTCGGACACCGTGCTTGACGCATTAACATAATAGAGTTTGTTGTATGCTCCTGCTACTAGGTTTGTTCCTGATGAATTATCAGCCCAAGATAACATCGCTCTAGGTGCTGAGGCAAATGCTGATGCCTTTCTAGTAGTCCAACCCCCGACAGGTCGTAATGATCCGTCATGGAATCTAACTAAGCTAGCATCTCGCCATCTATTTGAAGATTCAAAGTCTGTACCGTTTCTATGAATGCCCGGGGGTAACTGTAATGGTATTAAACTCATGCTGCTATGTCTGTCCAAGTTTGTGAGGTCTCTGCTATTGTATTCCAAGTAGCACCTGTAGGAGAAACGATTTCCCACTTCTCTCTTGCTATTGTTGCTACACCTGATGTACTACTTACTATACCACTAGCGTTACGATTTCTAATAAACGTTATTGTAGTGCCTGATGTGGATGTCATACTTCCATCACCTGATGCAACAAACACACTAGATGCTGTTCCAACAGTAGTAGCGGTCATAGAGGCAACGCCTAGATTAATCTTCTCGCCTATTGCTGTG